CTTAGATCAGGTAACGTCTCCTGCAAAGTGGGATGAATGAAGGAATCAAACAAAGGAGTGCCAAACCCGTAGTCGGCTGAATCGTGATAATTCTGAAAGGCATCATCTGTGAACGCAACGCCCGTATCCGGTAGCTCAGTGCGCCACTGCCCATCCGCGCCCCTGAACCATGCGGTCTTATCCCAAATCTCAGCGGGTGATACGTTGGCTTGCTCTAGCTCCTGCGCCCGCTCTAATCCAATCTCATCACCTAACGTATGCTTGAACGTGGCAACGCGAGCAGGGGAGATGAACATGGACTTGAGTGCGCCAGCGGCAACATCACCAAGACCGGGAACCGCACCCAGAGCCGTAAGCAGGCCAAGACCAGTGCCAGTCGCGTAATCACCCTCAGCGAACGCATCAGCGGCCTCAGCGCCGCCCTTCACATCTCCAATGACTGGGATGAAGTCGATCAGACCAGAGAGATTCTCCGCCATGCGGTATGCGCGGTAGGGATTATTTTTGTACAGGCCAAGCGACAACAGCCCTTCGGCAATGGAGTCTCTCGCACTGTCGACGATGCCCGGTTGATAGGGCAGAAGCTGGGGTTCAGTAGCCATCGCCCATTATACCATCAGGCGATGCCTTGTAGGTTACGGCGAATAGGCTCACCCCAGTCTGATGTGCGGCGGTATCCAACCGCTAAGTAACGGAACGCATCCGCTGAGTGACTTGACCAGTCATGCGCTGGCCTGCCCTTCCACACCATGTTGTTGTCATCATACTCACGGTGATACGCCCGCAGTGCCTCGATGCCGTGGCTACACTTCTCAGCATCAAACCAGCACGTTGCCAGCATCGACCGTACCGCCTGTATCCCGTCATCCACGTTCAGCTGCGGGGCGATCTGGATGTTGTTAAGGCCAAGACTCTGCAGCGTCTCTAACCGTGACTTGCCCGATCCTAGCTCCCGTACCCTCACGTCATGCGGCAGGATGTGCTGATCGTAGATGTAGCCCTTCTGCTGCAGCACCCTAACGTAGTGGTCTAGCCCCACGCCAGATGCCTCGTAGTGGTCGATTAACCGCGTCTCTGGGCCTACCTTCTGGCAGAACACAATCGCCGTTGTATCGCCTATCCCTAAGTCCCACGCCGTGATCACTGGCACCCGGGTCTCATACGGCACTGCGGTGATCCTGCCCTGCGCGTTAGCATCACGCATCTCAAGTGCATAATATGCACCGCTATGATGTGTGAGATAGGCTCCTTCCCAGATGTGATCATAGTTGTCTGGGCGCTTCTCAAAGTCATTGCGCCGGACTAGGTCCAGCACCTTGGGGAAGTAGGGATTGTCGCGCCAGTTGATCTCTACGATCTTGCTGCTCTCTGGCGGGTCTTCGCGGAATCGCTGATGCGTAGCGGACAGCTTGCTCTCTGGGTTCCACGACACCCATAGCTCAGAGCCTTCCTCGCGGATCGTGGGGTCCAGCTTGTCCCACGCGGTGCCTGACACCGTCTCTGCCTCATCAACCCAGCAGAGCAGGATACGGGCCTTTGACTTGATGCTGTCGAGGTTCCTGCGGAGACCGGCGAACGTGAACTCGATGTTCCCGTCCCGCGACCGTATGTACCGCTCACCGACCTCGTAGTAATCAGCCAGCCAATCGTAGGATGATATAGCGCCTGACACCTCTTCAAATGAGCTATCAGATAGGCTATTCATGAACTCACGAGCGCAGAGGATCTGACCCGACCTGCCCTGATTACCCCAGATGTATCCGCGTACAGCAGCCATGATTGCAAAAGAACGGCTCTTGCCAGAACCACGGCCACCATAAGCGCAACGGTAACGCGCCTCGCCACTGAACAGGTCTACCAGCTTCGGGGGTAGCTCAATCGTCGCAATATTCGTCATCTGGCAGCCGGGGGATTAACTCAATAACCGTAGGCGACATACTGCCGTCACTGGTCGTTAGATCAACCTCAGTAGCCTTCAGCTTCGGCTCAGTGTACGCAGCGATCTTGTCCCATGCGTCGATACTAGCCTTGATATCAGCCGTCTCACCGCTCCTAGCGATCTCGTGCAGCCTGTCTGCCTGCTCTGCCATCCGCATGATTGGGTGGAAGTCATCGCCGTACATATCCTGCAATCTGTTCAACAGGAACTTCTTGTTACGGTTTGGTACGCCTCGCCTGCTCACTCTGAGACCAACTCACTGATATCTAACATTAAATCCGAACGCTCTGGGTGCGGTAAGCCGTCTGCCCACCACTCCCCTACAGCACTGCCACAGTGTATCTCGCCGTCCTGTATGTCCTTAGAGTCCATAGGATAGCTCTCTACACTACCGTCTGAGAATGCGACCAGATAGGTACCCTCGACATCTGGCATCTCGCCGTAGGCCACCGGATACCACTGTATGCTCACCAGCTGCTGCATCGCACTCTCCCCAATAGGTGACGCAGACGGTCAAATACTACTCTCTATGAGTTAGTTGGCCCCTTTCGTATCTGACCTATAACGATGCTGCGCCTCACCGCCGGAGGGAGGGGCCGGAGTAAATATTCTCCCATCCCTATATTATCTCCCATTGTACGGCTTCTTGAAAGCGTCAGGGCATCGCACAATCTCAAGCGGCACGCCGATCTTGACCTGCTTCAAGGGTATCACTGACAGGTCTCTCATGATCGCCACATCCTCGCGCCATGACTCTGCCATCTGTGTGGCAACCTCTGCAGCTAGACCGGCCTCTTTGCTTCTCCACCACTCATTCGCTGTCGATTTTTTTGCTTTTCTCATAACGCAGCCTTGCCTCCATGAATGCTATAGGGTCATCCTTGTACATATCCAAAGTTGGCTCTTCCAGATCTTCAGTGCCGTACTCCGCACGACGGATCACGTCTCTAAGCGCGTGCAGGTCGTTGATCCAGTCGCTAACAATATCCAGCGCCATGAGAGTGCCGCCATCGAACAGATTTGTTTTAATGGTCACGCTGCCCTCTCCTGCGAACGTATTCGCCTTCAAACTGCCTAGCTTCTCACTCACAATCGGCCTCCTTGTAATCAGGCCATGCGCCGTTAGCTACATTCTCGCAGTACACCTCGTGGCCTTTCACCGCCTCGACGTAGTCACCGTCACCCATGTATCCGTAGGCCAGCGTGAATATCGCAATCACAGCCAGCCAAAAGTAATGCTCAGGTACATCCCTCAATATCCTCATCATGCCCTCCGTCAGACATTTTGCAGATCAAATCCCGATACTCTCGGGCAGCTTGTTTATGCTCTAACGACTCACTGATGAACTCAAACTGCTTGCCCATCAAGTAGCGCAGCCGCATTACCTCAACCGCCAGAGACATCTGCTCGTGTGGCAGCAGTGACTTCCAGTTGTACTTACCGTTAATGAACGTCTCAAGACGCGCATCGCTTACTGGGTCAGTCGAATGGGATGCCATGCTGTTCTATCCACCTCTGGTCTCTGTACTCTGGCGACTCTTGAAGAGTGCGGAACTCTTGTATCAAGTCTCGCATTAAATGCTCATCATCCTCAAGCCTATTGATGAGTGAGAAGCATAGGGCGCGGTACGCTTTGTACTTTGCCCTATAGTGTTCTGCCTCAGTCATCAGCCTCGTAGATCCCGTAGTTGTTGATGCCCTCTGGCACATCCATGATTCGGATCAGGGCATTCTTCTTGAATGGCTTGTAGTCAACGTGGTGATGCCATCGGTTGAATCGCCACACCACCTTAGCTACGTCTGGGTGCAGATCAGCAATCATCTGTGACTTCGGAAGCGTACCTTCACCATCGTAAAATTCTTTTGTGTTGCCGCCCTTCATTCGCTGCGTAGTCACCTTGCCGCACAGAAACGCATTGAATTGTATTGTGCAGAGGCCGTCCTTTAGTACCCGTAAGGACAGGTCAGTGTCCTCGTTATACCTGCCTCGCCATCGGTACGGTGCGTTATTCTCAATCAGCAGGCATGAGTAAATGCGAGTGTTGGCGACAAACGGCGGAACCGCGTCGGTGCGCTTGCAGAATGAGTAGTAATTCAGACCAGCGACAGGCACGTTGCTGTACCTATCCACAAAGTCCTCAGCTGCTGCCAGCGTCTTGCCCGACCGAACCTCCCACTTCCGGTTTCGGTTGAGATAATGGAATGCATCAAGG